AATTTTGTTCTGAGCCATCAGTCAATGTCGTCGCTGCCGCGGAGTTTCATTCCCACGCGGTCATCGACCTGAATCGGATTGCCGACCGGAGTGGTGCTGACCGATTCTTTCTCCGTGAGGAGTCGAGTGGCCTGGGCCTCGAAAGCAATTGCGTTGGCGAGGTCCGCTTCAGCATACTTCGCGAGCGCCCGCATGGCGAGCATCAAGGCTGGCCGCGAGTGAAGCAAAATCCGGTCGTTCTGGGTCCGAAGTTCGAGCGTGCGTTTCCGATACGCGAGGCGAACCCAAGACGAGGTCCGATTCAAAACGATTCGACGATAGCTTGGATGAACCTCGTCCGGTTCGAACACGCCGATGAGCGTGCCCGTGAAAGACGAATTGTCGAAGGTGGAGAGACGGATGTTGGCAACCGAGAGGCCCTTGCGGATTTCGACGATGCGACTGATGGTCGGGGCGCTCGAATCCGGAACCGCGTATCCGAAAATTGTGGGGACCTGATAGCCGTCGCGCCACACGCCGTTGACCTGAGACCGAAGCGGCCGGTTCTGGTCGTCGTATCCGAAGACCCAGAGCTCCACGCCCTCGTCTTCTTCGCTGTCGAGGAAAGCGATGAGCTTGCCCGGGCATTGGAGGTCTCGATACGTCGGAAAATTCCCGGCGTCCTGCCATGTGAAATCGCAAGAGGTCTTGAAGTCCCCCGGACCATTGAGATGAAAACTGAAAAGCTGGTCACGGCCGAGTGACGGGCGGCCACCGATGTTGACCCCGAGGACGGTTTCCACCTCGCGGGGGAGCGTTACCGTCGAGCCATCAACGCAAAGGTCCACGAAGCCGACCAGGGGGTCGATTTCGCCCTTGTTGGCGAGCAGTTCAACGGCGTCCGTAATCCAGCGGTAAAGCTTCCGCTCGTTGCAGTGGCCGAAGATTACTCGCGCCTCATCCCAGATGTCAGAAACGACAAGCATCAGTCGCCTTCGTATTCCTCTTTGAGGCGGTCGAGGGCTTCGTCCGTGGACTCGTCCTTCGACTCCTTGGCGTCCTTGCTGGGCTTCACGTCGGAGAGCTCCGTCAGGTCCAAGTTGACTGTGTAACGGGTCTTCCCGTCGCGGGACTCATTCTCCGACCGGCCGGTGCGAACGAACTTCACGGTCATGGTCCCCTCGGCGGGAAACTCATAATCCTTGTCCCATTCGAGATAGACCGAGGGATAATACATCTCGGCGTCCTTTGACGGAGAGGTGGGGGCCGGCATGGGCTCACCCATTTTGCGACCGAGCTTGATTACGTCCATAAATCAGATATGCGCCAGTGGCGCCGTTTGTTAAGTCTGGGGAATCCTGGGCGGCGGAAGCGTGCGGGGGACCTTGTGAGCGACCCGAACCGCCGCAGGACGGCGCGTCCTCGGTTGTGTAAACACCGAGTCAACGTCTCGAACGATGGGAAATTGTTTCTTCACACCAGCTTGATATAAAAGAGCTTGCTGTAGAGGTATTGCAGCTCTTGCCGGGCAGCGTCGGCGTTGTAAGCCCACGCCTGAATTGTGGTTGTGCCGGCCAAAGTCACGACGGCCGAAAAATTGACGGCGGTGAACTCAGACTGGCCACGAATGTGCCGCTCACTCCCGACGAGGTCTGCACTGTTAGTCGTGTCCCGCAGCTTGAAAAAGATTTCATCCACGTCCGCCGTGGTCCGACGAAATCCGACGTTCGCTTCGATGAAGTAGGTGCCGGCCGGGAGGGAGACCTCCAAGTCCGTCGTCCCGAAATCAATCTTGGCATACGCGTTGGTGAGGGTGTAGTCCGTCGTCCCCGGGTTGACTTGAGAGTTCGAGTTCGTCGCGGCAGCGCCGGCAGCGCCCGCGGCTCCCGTTGCACCCGTCGCGCCCGTGGCGCCCGTGGCCCCGGTGTCGCCCTTGTCGCCCTTGTCGCCCTTGTCGCCCTTGTCGCCCTTGATGGACATTCCGGCATAACCGGTGGGGAGGACCAAAGTCCCGAGCGGGATGTTGGTGTCCGGGGCCGGGATGAGTTGCAACAGCTTGGCGAAAACCACTTCATCATTGACGATGTTGGTAATCTCGAACCATCCGGCGCCTGGAATGAAAATCGTTTGGCCGACCGAGAGCACTGCGCTCGGGATGACCGTGAATTGAACGTTCGGGGCGCCGAGAGTCGGCACGTCGAACGAACTGGTCGAAATGGTGTAGGCGTTCCGGCCCTGGGGACCGACAGGACCTTGAGGACCCGGAGGACCGTCCAATCCGACGAGACCGTCTTGAAAGAGTCGGAGGAAATAACACGCGAGCCCCTCGCCTTCGCCGCGGGGGTTGTTCTCAATCCCGATGTCGAGATTGCAGGGGAGGACCCACGTCACCACCCCGTTGACTTCAGTCTTCGTGACTGTGCCGAAGAAGTGAGCGACGAAATTCTCCAACGCGGACGGAAGCGTTTCGCAAGCCGCCGTGTTTTCCGGGCACACCCGGCAAGGAGAGCAACCGACGTTTCCGTTCTCTGGGCAATCGCAAGCCATAATCAGTTCTTCTTTCCGAGGAGCTTCTCAACGAGGAGCTTCACGTCCTCGTCTTGCTCGTGATGCTGGGCGTCGTGGAAGAGAGTCTCCACCTTCGAACGAACTTCGGCCGTCAGTTCCGGGACCTCTTCCTCAAGCCATTTCTTAAACAGATTCCCGCCAGACACAACTTGACGAAGCGCCTTCTGACCCAGCCCAAAGGCGCCGCCGGTCTGGGCGTTGAGGTATGTGGACGCAGCCGCCTTCGCGACCTTGAGGAGTATGAACCCGATGAAAATCAACGCAAGAACCCCGCCCAAGTAAACGAAGTAGGGGACCTGCAAAAATCCAGTGCCCTCAATTTTCTTGCCGGCATTCTCGTTGTTGCTCTCTTTGAAGTCCTCGACTCGCTCGTTGAACTTCGCGACGCTCTTGTCGAGCTTGGCCGCGAGTTTCTCGGACGGCAAGTCCGCGGCGGCCGGAGACAGCGGAGGCCCCAGACTGGACGCGACCGAATCCGACAACACGCTCGCCTCTGCGGCGGGCTTCACCACCTCGGGGGCGGCGTCAGTCTTGATGGCGGCCCGGAGGGTCTCTTCGGTCTTCACCGCGGCGCGCTGAGCGGCCTGACGCTGGACTTCCTTGTCGGACGCCTTCAACACCGGAAAAGCCTTGACCTTGTCCTGGCCGAACTCCACGCGCTTCGGGATGATTCCGCAGCCGCAGAGCAACAGGGACAACGAGAGGACTGAAATCAGATTCTTCATTTCTTCTTTCGGCGCTTCGGCCGAGCGTTCCATTTCTTATAGATGTAGATGACGGTCGCAATGGCAACCCCCACCTGTCCGAACCGAACCAGCCAGTCGAGGACCGGGATGGTGGTCTTGAAAAAGTTGATGACGATGTCCGGGCTCGCGAGCCCGAGCGTCGCGGCGACCGTAACACCCGCATGAGAGTGCAGCTTCATACCAGCCCCCATTTGTCGCGAAAGTATTGATAGTAGAGCTTCGCGATGTCGTAATTGTTCAACGCCGTGGTCCAGTAGCAGAGCTCACACATGCGACCCCCGAACACCACCCCAATCTTGTTGAAGGGATAAGTCGTGTTGGTCGTGCTGCCGGGGGTGTTGATTTCAACCCCGTTCTGGAAGAACGAAATCGTGTTGTCCGCATTCCGGCGCCACACGTAAAAATTGAGTGTGTCGAGCGTGGAGTAATTCCAACTGGTGCCGCTCACGACTTCAGTCCCGGAGCCAGCGTAAAAATTCATCGCATTGGCGCCGCCGCGGCGGACTTTCGTCTGCTGGTCACCATTCTCCGCGAAAATGCGCGCGTTATCGAATCCGGTGAACTGCTTGAACACCGCCATGAAGGTGACAACGCCGGAAATGTTGTGCGACGCGGCAAGCCCCAAATAATCGTCCACTCCGTCAAATTCAATCGCCGGCTGTCCGTTGAAAGCGCTGGTCTTGAATACCGGCTTCAGTGAGCCCGTGGACTGAGTCAACGTCCGGCTGTTGCCGCTGCTGTCCGCCCAAGAGGCGACGGGGTCGTTGTTGTTCAACGCCAGGGAATCTGCTTTCCACCAACCCGAGAACCCGCTCGCATAAGAAGCTGGCGTGATGACCGCGGTCGGGTCCGCAATCGTCAACCCGTAACGCGCGGCGAGATAGTCGTGAATCAACTTCTTGTTCGCCGTGGACTGGACCGCTTTGTAAATGAAAATCTCAGCGATGTCGCCCTTCCAGACGGCGGTGTTCCCGGTGTTCCGGCACAGAAGCGGGGCGGTGTTGAACCCGGGAGAATTCTTGTTCTGGCCCCAAATGATGTCTCCGTTGAACCGGACGACCATTTTGTTTGCCGCAATCTCAACTCCGTATTGATGGAAAGCCGCGGTGGTCGTGGGCTTGGAAAAAGCTGCCACCTGGGCATCAGACCCAAAGTGTTCGAAAAGCAAACTGTTGGTGAACGGATGCGCGGCCTCTCCAACCGCATTCGTCTTGGACAAATACCAGAGCGAATAGGTGCCGGCTGCCGCTGGCTCCGCATCCGCCTTCAAGACGATGAAAACTTCACCGGCTGACACACCGCTCAAGATGTCCGGCCACGTCATAAAGTCGTCGGAGCCATCGAAGCGAAGGACCGAATGACTCGTGTTGAGAATGTTCTTCTTCAGGAGTGGTTGTTTGCCGCTCGTGGCCGTCGCATGGTTCCCGAGACCCGAGCGGTCCGTGAAGCTGGCAATAGGGTCCGCGTCTGCGCCCGCGAGGCTATCCGCGCGCCCCCAGAACACGAGGTTCGCCGAGTCGGGCGGAGCAAAGTCCCCCGACGCCTGCACGAGCCCGAGGAAGCCCGTGTTGAAGATGTTGAGTCCGCCTTGCATTATGGTTCGACTGCGTAGGCTGCGACGATGTCTGTGTCGTTGGTTCCGAAAGCCGTGATAGTCAGGATGGCAACCTTGTTGGCGGCCAGGGTCGTCGGAGCCGCGGAGCCGACGAACTTCCACGCCGGGAAGGCGAGATTCCGAATCGAGCTGTCGCCGATAATCCGGATGGTGCGAGAGCGAGCCGCCGCACGGTTCGAGGTTGTGAAAGTGAGGTCCCCGCCGGAGATGGTCACTGTTCGAAGATTGTCCGTCGAAGTCAGGTCAATGTTGGTCGTCGCGGAATACGTCAACGTCGAATGCGAGTCAATGTCATTCGGCTTGATGTTAATGTCCGCGGAGCCGTTGAAAGAGACGCCGTTGATGTTCCTGGCCGTCTGCAACGTCGATGCAGTGCTGGCATTACCGCTCAATGGCCCATTGAAACCGCTCGGAGCGCTGACGGTGCCGTCAAAAGTCGTCGCGATTGCGTAAAAATTCCACTCCGACGTATCGAC